CACCTACCACATCTCCAAAGCCTCCGCAACCATGCCCCCTAATAACCATACCCGGGGGAGGGGATTAGTTGCACGCAAGTATACCGTACCCGCGTAGATACAAAATAAGGGTAAATTAGAACCTAAATGAGAATCATTCCTATATAGACTATAACACCTAAGCAACTGATTCTAAAAGAGATTAACCAAGCCTCAAAGATTTAATTAGGGACAGAGTAAAGGAATTGTCGTCTGTCGAGGTCAAGGGCGACGATTGCGACAGAACAGCAAACTAACCCCCTCAAGCGTGATTGAAAATAAATCTAAAAAAAGTGAAGAAAACACTTGACAAAATGGAAAAAGTATGCTATAATACGCACTATATAGGGTATGACGTTAAGTGAGGTTTGATCTTAGTCTGCTTGAGGTTCATAGTTTATATAGTTATATAGGAACGCTTGAGTACTTACTATATAAACCTATATAGATGGAGTCAAGCGACCTTTTAGAGTACTATATAGTGTAAGGAACCAATTATGGATAACCCTGTGAGTCAAGCGACCCCTTCAGGAAAAAAACGAGGAAGACCCTCAAAGGCATCATTAGCCGAAGCCCGTAAGCAACCCGTTGGCAGACCAAGAGGGGATGCAAGCGCGATAGAGGAATTTAAGGCGAGGCTTATGGCATCTCCTAAATCCCGTAAGGTGTTAGACTCCATACTGGATGCGGCGTTAGATGATGAACATAAAAACCAAGCAGCAGCGTGGAAGCTGTTGGTCGATAGGATGCTTCCGATGTCCTACTTCGAGAAAGATAAGGCGGGTTCTTCTCGCCCTTCTGTTAACATTACAATCTCCGGTGTGGGCGAGTCAGTGTCTATTGCCGGTTCAGATGACATCGTGGATGTCGAGGAGTATGGTCATGGAAATCCCTAAATTTGAAGCAACCCCTGAATTTAAGAATAAGTTAGAAACAATCCTTAAAAGCTTTGAAGCTACAAAGTTAAGTGGTTATGTACCCACTAAAAAAAGTGGGGTTACTATTGGCACTGGTTTTGACATAGGACAACATAGCGAAGCTGAGCTTAAAAATCTTGGGTTTTCTCCAGCGTTAATAGCAAAACTAGCTCCTTACACAAATAATAAAAATAAAGCCAACGCTAAAAATTTACAAGTTACGGCTGAAGAAGCTGAGGCGATAGATCGAGCTGTCTTAGATTCTAAGGTAGCTGGGTTTGAAAGAAACTTTAGAGCTACACATGGGGGCAGGTTAGACGATTTAGATGAGAACACGCAATTAGCTTTAGCCTCTTCTTATTTTAATCTAGGTCAAAAAATGTTTGACTCAGAAAAAAATCCCGGTATGAATAAAGCATTGGCGATTGGCGATAAAAATGCAATCTTACAACAAATATCAAACTATCATGGTAAAACTCCGGGACAGCCTGTATCTCGCCGGGTAGTTGAAGCAGCCATAGGGGCGGGGGATGTAAACATAACGCCTGAGTCTCTTATTGGAATGAGAGATGTAGTATCTAAAGATAGCACTTTACGAAGACAACTTACAGCAGATTTCAATAAAAACAGGACACAGTTGCAGCCCACTAGCGGGGATCAAACTGACCCTAGTTACCAGCCTACGCAACGCTTTGAACAGATAGCCCCTCTTAATAGGGTTATCCCCGGCGGTTTAGATCCTTCCGATATAAGTGGTATCAAGTCACTGCAAAAAATGGTAGGGGCTAAACAAGACGGTGATTGGGGGCCTAATTCACAAATGGCCTACGACAACATGTTGGCGCAAAGGAACCAGTTTGCACAAGTAGACCCACGCAGAGTTGACGCAGTTCCAGACTATGAGCAAATGGCTAGAGTAATGCCTCAAGAAACTCAGTACGCAACAATGGACGATTTGTTAGCCGACAGAGACTTGATGGGTCGCTCTCTATTCACATGAAAACCGCCAGAATCCTAGTAGCGCTTTCTATTAGTATTTTGGCGGGATGTTCCGCTTTAAGCGCACTTGTGCCCGGCATGGGTGGTGGAACAAACGTTGCTGCCAACACTCAGATTGGTAAAGAGAATAACCAGACTGGTGTCCAAGTTGGTGACGTCAAAGAAAACAAAGTTGAGGCGCAACAAATCGGTAAGCTGTCGCAAGCAGAAACCGCCATTGACGCCGCCAACGTAACCATCAACAGTTTACCACCTTGGGTTCTGTTGTTAATCATCCTAGGCTGGATTTTACCTAGTCCAATGGAAATATACAAGGGGCTGATAAACGCTATCAAGAATAGTATAAGCTATATGTTTGGTGGTGTCATAACCCTTGTTAACCTTATAAGAGGTAAGTGATGTTAAAAATAATCCTGATAATCTTCTCATTAACCCCCAACGGTGAAGCAACCATTCTGGGCAAGCATGAGGTAAAGACGTTGGATGAGTGTGTTGTTAAAGCCACATACGTAAACTCAAACCCAGAGAATCCCTACAACGCTGCCTGTTACCCTATAGAGCTTAAGGCGAACCTGTGAGTGATTTAAAGATTGAATTACTCCCGTGGCAGAAAACGGTATGGGCTGATGAGACTCGCTTCCATGTGGTAGCGGCTGGTCGGCGAACAGGCAAGAGTAGATTGGCGGCTTACCGCTTAATAGTTGAGGCTTTACAAAGCCAGAGAGGGCATGTATTTTATGTTGCTCCTACGCAAGGTCAAGCTCGTGACATCATGTGGCAAGTCCTGCTTGAGGTTGGTCACTCTGTCATTACAGGTAGCCATATTAACAACTTGCAGATTAAGCTTATCAATGGGGCAACTATTAGTCTCAAAGGTGCTGATCGGCCTGAAACGATGCGGGGTGTTTCGCTAAAGTTTCTGGTACTCGATGAGTATGCAGATATGAAGCCAGCGGTGTGGGAGCAAATTTTACGCCCTGCACTGGCTGACTTGAAGGGTAGAGCGATGTTCATTGGTACGCCGATGGGTCGTAACCACTTCTATGATTTATACCAATACGGTTTAAAAGGAACCGATGACACCTTCCAGTCTTTTCACTTTACTTCGTTCGACAACCCGCTACTTGACCCTAAAGAGATTGAGGCAGCTAAGAAAAGCATGTCCTCATTTGCATTCCGGCAGGAGTTTATGGCATCTTTCGAGGCCGCAGGTGGTGAGTTATTCAAAGAAGAGTGGATAAAGTTTGACGAGGAAGAGCCTGCTGATGGTGACTTCTACATCGCGGTTGACTTGGCTGGCTTTGAGGCTGAGGGGTCTGTCGGTGTTAAGAACACTAGGCTGGACTCCACTGCCCTAGCTATTGTAAAGGCCAACGAGAAGGGCTGGTGGGTGGCAGAGATCATCTACGGCAGGTGGGATGTCAAGGAAACAGCCAAGAAGATATTCGATGCTGTTGCCAAGTACGAGCCTGTCGCTGTCGGCATTGAGAAGGGGATCGCTAAACAGGCGGTTATGCCCTACATGACCGACATTATGAAGAGAACCCAGACATTCTTCAGGGTTGACGAGCTAACACACGGTAATAAGAAGAAAACAGACCGTGTTGTATGGGCGCTGCAAGGGCGTTTTGAGAATGGTTACGTTACCCTCAACAAAGGTGACTGGAACAACGAGTTCCTAGACCAACTATTTCAGTTTCCAAACAAACTAGTACACGATGACTTGCCTGACGCACTGTCTTACATCGAGCAACTTGCAAAAGTAGCCTATGTTTTTGACTTTGAAGAGGAAGAGTACGAGTACCTAGACACAATTTCAGGATATTAACATGGATGACGATAAGAAATACAGCGACCAGAAGGTTGAAAATTGGGTTATCGATAAGGTAGACCAATGGCGCGACCACTATAGCGCTAACTACGAGCAGAAGTTTGACGAGTATTACCGTCTCTGGCGTGGTATCTGGTCAGCAGAGGACAAGACCCGCGACTCAGAGCGCTCACGTCTCATCTCACCAGCCCTTCAGCAAGCCGTGGAGTCATCTGTCGCTGAGGTGGAGGAGGCTACCTTCGGTCGTGGTAAGTGGTTTGACATTCGGGATGACCGTAATGATAAAGACCCAAGTGACATTGCCTACATGCGTGAGCAACTGTCTGAAGATTTCCACTATACCAAGACTCGCAAGGCTGTAGCCGAGTGTATCCTTAACGCCGCTGTTTATGGCACTGCCGTAGCCGAGTTGGTTATTGAGGAAACCAAGGAGATGAAGCCAGCTACCCAACCTATCATGGATGGGGCGATGCAAGCGTTTGGTGTTACTGTCCAAGACCGGGTTGTTATTAAACTACGACCAATCCTACCACAGAACTTCCTGATTGACCCTGTTGCCACCTCTATTGAGGATGCCTTGGGTGTTGCGATTGACGAGTTTGTTCCTAAACACCAAGTAGAGATTGGAATTCAAAATGGTATCTATCGGGATGTTGATATTGAGTCTGCCGCTACTGATTCAGACATTGAAGCAGACAAAGAGCTTACCTCTTTTGACGAAGATAAAGTTAGACTAACCAAGTATTACGGTTTAATCCCACGTCACTTGTACAACAGTGCGGTGATGGAGGAGTATGACGAAGATGGTGAGCTGTCCAAAGAAGTTAAGCCTGAAGAAGGTGAAGACGAAGAGGCTGAGGGCTACGTTGAGGTAATTGTTGTTATCGCCAACGGTGGTCAATTGCTCAAGATCGAAGAGAACCCCTACATGATGAAGGATCGCCCTGTTGTGGCTTTCCCTTGGGACGTAGTACCCTCTCGCTTCTGGGGTCGTGGTATCTGTGAGAAGGGCTATAACAGCCAGAAGGCTTTAGATGCTGAGCTTCGTGCCCGTATCGATGCCCTAGCCCTCACTGTCCACCCAATGATGGCTATGGACGCCTCTCGTATGCCTCGTGGGGCTAAACTAGAGATTCGTCCCGGCAAGACAATCCTCACTAACGGCAACCCTGCTGAAATCCTCCAGCCCTTTAAGTTTGGTAGCCTAGATCAGGTGACCTTTGCTCAGGCGGGTGAGTTGCAGAAGATGGTTCAGATGGCTACTGGCGCTATCGACGCTGCTGGCATCCCCGGAACAATCAATGGTGACGCTGCCGCTGGTGCTGTGTCCATGTCGATGGGTGCAATTATCAAGCGCCACAAGCGTACCCTGATTAACTTCCAAGAGTCTTTCCTAATCCCTATGATTGAGAAGACAGCGTGGCGTTACATGCAGTTTGACCCTGAGCACTACCCTGCTAGTGATTATAAGTTTGTACCTTCGTCATCTCTGGGCGTTATTGCTCGTGAGTATGAGGTTACCCAACTTGTACAACTGTTGCAGACGCTTGGTCAAGATAGCCCAATGTACCCCATGCTGGTTACAGCGGTTATTGACAACATGGGTCTGTCCAACCGTGAAGAGATTATCGCTCAACTGGCTGAGGTGTCTAAGCCTGACCCACAAGCGCAGCAAATGCAGCAGCAACAGATGCAAATGCAAATGGAAATGGCTCAAGCGCAGTTACAACTTGTTCAAGCTCAGTCATTAGAGGCTCAAGCGAGAGCACAGAAATACGCTGTCGAGGCTCAACTTGAACCAGAGGTTGTTAAGGCTAAGATGGCTGCGGCTATCTCTACCAACATCCAGCAGGGTAATGCTGATGATGCTGAGTTTGAGAAACGTGCCCGTATCGCTGATCTGATGCTCAAGGAAGCTGACATTAAGAGCAACGAGCGCATTGCAGCGATGCAAGTGAGCTACAAGAATAACAAACAAAACACTTGACAAATTTATAAAAGTGTGGTATAATTGCAACATCTCTCCACATTATGAAAGGATAAAGAGATGGACAAAGAACTACAAGATTATTACGAAACATTACTAGATTTGTTTGCCTCAAAGGGCTGGAAGCAATACCTAGAAGACATCTCCGACAATATGGAGCTACTTCAGGATATTACTACCATTCCCGATGAGAAACAATTCTGGTTTCGCAGAGGACAAATAGAAGCGGTACAGCGAGTTCTCTCTTACGAGTCAGCGATTAAAAACAGCTACGAGGACTTTGAGAGGGAAGTAAATGCCTAAACGTATCTACGAGTTTATCTGCGGAGATGACCACCTAACAGAAGCTTACATTGATTCGGAACTCCGAACAACCAATTGTAGCGTATGTGGTCAACCTGCTATTCGTATCGTTAGCAAGCCTATGGTCAAACTTGAGGGCGTGACCGGAGATTTTCCCGGAGCAGCAATGCAGTGGGAACGGAAGCGAAACGAGAAGATGGCGCAGGAAAGAAAGAGTGCCGCTGAATAAGCACAAGCACATAGTTATATTCCACAATGCTTATTAGCACGGAGAGTTTAATGGCAACATTTATTGACGAAGGCGACGAGCCACAACAAGACGAAGAAGAGTATTCATCTATCGAGGATGAAGAGGAACAGGCAACCCCTGAACAGGAACCTGAACCGGAAGATACAGAAGATGACATTCCTGAGAAGTATAAGGGCAAGTCTGTTAAAGATATTGTTCGTATGCATCAAGAGGCCGAACGCGCAATCGGCAAGCAAGGGAGTGAAGTCGGGGAACTTCGGCGTATTGTAGATGACTTTGTACAAGCCCAAACCGTCACAAAACAACAACAAGCCCCAGAAGTCGAGGAAGAGGTAGATTTCTTTACCGATCCCGAGAAGGCTGTTGCATCAGCTATTTCCAAGCATCCGAAGGTGCGCGAGGCAGAACAGCTCTCGGCACAAATGAAGAAGGCAGAAGCGCTGGCTAACCTAAAGTCTGCACATCCTGATTTTGATAAAGTCGTCCAAGACGGTAGCTTTGCAGAATGGATTAACAAGAGTAAGGTTAGGCAAGAGTTGTATAGTCGAGCTGATCGCTCGTATGATTTTGACGCTGCGAATGAGTTGTTAACCACTTGGAAAGAAAGATCCCAAGTAGTTGCTCAGTCACAAGAAGTCGAAAAAGCACAGCGTAAGCAAGCAGTCAAAAGCGCATCCACTGGTTCATCCAAGGGAAGTGGTGAGACTGCAAGTAAGAAAACCTATCGCAGAGCCGACATCATCGAACTCATGCGTACAAACCCTGACCGTTATCAACAGCTATCTGATGAGATTATGGCTGCATATGCGGAGGGTCGTGTTAAATAACCATTTTGAAAGATAATTTATATGGCACTCGGAACTAATCACGTCACCAATACAACTGGTGCAACGTTCATCCCTGAATTGTGGTCTGATGAAATCATCGCAGCCTACAAGCAAAACCTCGTTATGGCGAACCTCGTCTCTAAAATGTCCTTCAAGGGCAAAAAGGGCGACACTTTGCACATTCCTAAGCCCACTCGTGGCGCTGCTTCTCTCAAGGCTGCATCTACACAAGTGACCCTGCAAGCTGCAACTGAAACCGAAGTTCAGGTGTTGGTGAACAAGCACTATGAGTACAGCCGCTTGATCGAAGACATCACGGAAACTCAAGCTCTGGCTTCACTGCGTAAGTTTTACACTGGTGACGCTGGCTACGCGCTGGCTAAGCAAGTTGACACTGACTTGATCCAATTGGGTCGTGGCGCTCAAGGTGGTAACGGTACTGTCGCTTATGACAAGGCTGTTATCGCTTCTGACGGTTCTACCCTGTACACGGGCGCTAACGAAGCTGCAATCACTGACGCTGGTATCCGTAAGGTTATCCAGACGTTGGACGATGCTGACGTGCCTATGGACGGTCGTTGCTTGGTATTGCCTCCTGTGGCTCGTAACGTGATGATGGGCTTGGCTCGTTTCACTGAGCAAGCTTTTGTGGGTGAAGTCGGTGGTGGTAACACTATCCGTAACGGTCAAATCGGTAACGTCTACGGCGTTATGGTTTACGTTTCTACCAACTGCGAGACTGCCACTGGCGATGCTCGTATCGGTATGATGTTCCACAAGGACGCTTTTGTGTTGGCAGAGCAGTTGGGTGTACGCTCACAGACTCAGTACAAGCAAGAGTTCTTGGGCACATTGTTCACCTCTGACATGCTGTATGGCGTGAAAGAGTTGCGTGATGAAGCTGCTGTTGCAATCGCAATGGCTGCCTAATTAGGTTGACGGGGGACTTCTTAGGGAGTCTCCCTTCTTTGTTAAAGGGCTTTCTTGTAGAGTCTTTCAACAAAGGAACAAGGAGATTTTATGGCTATTTACCGTGGCTCTGGTGGTAGTGGTGATGCTACCAATGATGCTTCTATAGCGGCTGTCACAGCCCTTACGATTCGTGCTGAAGATGCTGCTGATGCGGCAGAGGCAAGCGCAGCCGCTGCAACGGATGGTGGCAGGCTTACCGCAGGCACAACCACTACAGGAAACCCCGGCACAAACGCGTCTGTGGTTATTACAGGGGATGTTGGTGAGCAAGTAGTCTCTTTTACCATCCCTCGTGGTGATGTAGGAGCTACAGGTGCTCAAGGGCTACAAGGCGATGCAGGCCCTCAAGGTATTCAAGGTATCCAAGGCGCTACTGGCGACACAGGCCCTCAAGGGCTACAAGGCGATGCAGGCCCTCAGGGTATTCAAGGTATCCAAGGTGAGACAGGAGCTACTGGCCCTCAAGGGTTACAGGGCGATACAGGCCCTCAAGGTATCCAAGGTATTCAAGGTATCCAAGGTGAGACAGGAGCCACAGGCCCTCAAGGGTTACAGGGCGATACAGGCCCCCAAGGTATCCAAGGTATTCAGGGTATCCAAGGTGAGACAGGAGAAACTGGTGCTACAGGCCCACAAGGTGAGCAAGGCATCCAAGGTATTCAGGGTATTCAAGGCGAGACAGGCGCAACAGGCGCTGGTGTTGTTGTTGGTGGTACGACTGGTCAGGTTTTAAGTAAAGCTAGTGCTACTGACTACGATACCGAGTGGACTACTATTGATGCTCTACCAGATCAAACGGGTAACAGTGGTAAGTATTTAACCACAGATGGTACTGATCCTTCTTGGGGGACTGTAGGTGGAGGGGATGCTGCACTAGCTTCTTGGCCTGTTGGTTCTGTATTTATTTCTGTAGTTGCCACAAACCCAAACACTCTTTTAGGTGGTGGAACATGGGTAGCCTTTGGTGCTGGTCGTGTTCTGGTTGGTATTGATGCTGGACAGACTGAGTTTGATACGGTAGAAGAAGTTGGAGGTGCTAAGACACACACTCTGACAACGGCACAAATGCCAAGTCACACGCACACGGTAAATTATGGTAATCTTGACTGGGTGGGTGGCTCTACTTCTTTCCAAGGTAGACTCGTTGTGCAGGGCGCTTTATCCTCTGGTGCTGCTGGTGGTAATGGTGCTCACAACAACTTACAACCATACATTGTTTGCCACTTCTGGAAAAGGATAGCCTAAAAATGAGATTAACTATTATTCCCTCGGATAACATGATAAGCATGGACGGGCGTGTTTTGGAGTTTTCTTTTGACGCACCTTCTGACTTACACGCAATACAATGGTATGACGATAATACTGGGGACGTTGCGACAGATGGTGGAAGACAGTCTCGGAGCGCAACCCTTGATGATGTTACGCCTTATGTCAATCTGTTTAATGCCGAAGCACAACGATTGGAAAATATTGAAGTACCTCCTCCTACCTACGCAGAACTACGTGCCGCAGAGTACCCACCAATAGAAGACTATATTGACGGTGTTGTAAAGGGTGACCAAGCGCAGATTGACGCATATATTGCGGCCTGTCAGGCTGTTAAAGCTAAGTATCCAAAGGGTGAATAACAATGGGAAACATAGACCCCGTAGAATATGGGAGACTAACAGCACAGGTTGAGAACTTAACTTGTAAAGTAGAGAGCATGGAGACAGACATCAAAGAGCTACTGGCCTTGGCTAACAAAAGCAAAGGTGGGTTCTGGATGGGTATGTCTATAGCCTCCGCTGCTGGTGGTTTACTTACATGGCTTTTAACATATTGGAATAGATAATGCTTGCTGAACTTGCGATAGCCAACGCTGCTTTTGGTGTTATTAAGGAGACTATAGCCAATGGTGGTGACATTATGGCAGCGGGTCAGCACATCTTCAAGTTCTTTGATTCTAAGTCTGAGCTTGCAAAGAAAGCTAATAAGTCGGGATCAGACTCAGAGGCTTTCTTTGCGCTGGAGCAGATTAAGCAACATGAGGCGGCTATCCAAGAGCTATTCATCTATCAAGGCAGAGCAGGGCTTTGGGATGATTGGTTAAAGTTTCAAGCGGAGGCAAAGCGTAAACGTGATGCTGAGGCTAGAGAGATTGTGTTAGCGGAGATTAAACGTAAAGAGAAACTGTGGGCTGTGATTAACGGATTCTTAATTATCGCCTCTGTCTTAACAGGGGTAGTCATTATAGCTGGTTTCATCTGGCTTGTTGTAACAAAGGGTGCATTATGAGAGAATTACCAAAGCGCAATGAGCGTTCCAAGAAGAACAAGAAGAAGAAGAAATGAAACACACAGTAGGTAAAATAATACAACCCGCTACGTTGACAGAGTTGTTTAAAGTCCCCGCTGGTTATAAAGCTGAGGTTAGTACCTTGTTTGCTAGTAACCGCCAAGGGAATAACAAAACTGTCTCCATGTACTGGCAACACGCTCACGACATAGACCACAAGATTTATATTATAACTGAGTATGTACTTAACGCTAACGACTATGTACAGTTTAGCGACAGTATGGTTATGCAAAGCGGTGACTCCATACAAGTGCTGACAGAAGCTGCCTCGTTAATGAATGTTATGGCTTCGTTTGACCTCAGAAAAGAACCACAAACTGTAGCATTTGACGGTGAATAAGCTTGACAAATTGAGAAATCTGTGGTATAATAGCAACAAAGGAAGAAACAAATGACATATTTAGAACTTGTCAATAAAGTCTTACGTCGATTACGTGAGTCAGAAACAGGTACTGTTCAAGGTGTAGGTGATGTTAACAGTTATCCACGCCTTATCGGAGACTTTGTTAATGAAGCAAAGAGTCAGGTTGAAGCTGCGTGGGACTGGAGTGCTCTTCGGTCTACCTTGACCCTGACTACTACAGCTAACATCTTTAACTACGAGTTGAATGGTGCGAAGAATAACTTCAAGGTGTTAGATGTCTGGAATGACACTAAGGACATTGAGTTACAGTATCAGACTAGCTCTTGGTTCAACAAGGCATTTATAGGTAGCGATGCCCCAAGAGGCTGTCCCTCCTACTACAACTTTAACGGTGTTAGTGTAGACCGCGATACTCAAGTAGACTTATACCCAATTCCTGATGGTGTATATGATTTACGTTTTAACATCTTGTTACGTAACGAAGAGTTAACAGCGGATGCAGATACTGTTGTAATACCGACCCGACCTATCGTCCTGTTTGCTACGGCGATGGCGATTGAGGAACGTGGTGAAGATGGTGGTCAACAGAGTATTAACGCCTACGGTGCTGCTCAGTCGGCATTGGCAGATGAGATTGCGATGGATGCGGCTCGTCACCCAGAGGATACTATTTGGTATAGCGTATGAAACAATTACAAACACTCTCAGTAGTCTCTCCCGGCTTCTTCGGTTTAAACACCCAAGAGAGTGGCATCACCTTATCATCTAACTACGCGCAAGAAACTAACAATGTTATTATTGATAAGTATGGTCGCTTAGGTTCCCGTAAGGGTTGGCAGATGCGTACATTAGAAGGTGATACACAGCTTGAAGGTGAACCCATAGAGTTCTTGATGGAGCATATTAACGGTGATAACACTGCTGTTACTATCTCTGGCGGTAATAGTAAGTTGCTCCTCAACGGTTCTAATGTTGACAACTTTATCGAGATAACACCTGCTGGTTACACGATTACAAAGAACAACTGGAAAGGTGCTTCGTTATACGACCATGCTTTAATTGTTCAAGAGGCACATGCTCCTATTGTCTACTGTGAGAGTGAGTCACCAGTAACGCAAACTCTTGACGATGTTACAGGGGTTACTCAGTCTTTCGGACTTAATCACCCTAGGGACGTTCTTGCTGCCTATGGTCGCTTTTGGGTACACGATGGAACCTTTGTCTACTGGTCAACAGATATAGCAGACTCAGCCTTTCCAGCCTTTGCAGGGGGCACTAGCGGCTTTCTAAACATTGCCTCTGTCCTCCCTAACAACGTGGATACTATCGTTGCCTTAGCCTCTTACAACGGCTTCTTGGTTATCTTCTGTGAGCGTAACATTATTGTTTACAGAGGGCCAGAGAACCCACTAGGCGACTTTGCACTTCAGGATGTTATCGCAGGGGTTGGCTGTGTTGCTCGTGATAGTGTGCAAGGTACAGGTAATGACTTGATCTTCCTATCTGATACAGGTGTTCGTTCTTTGGGTCGCTTGATTCAAGAGAAGTCTGTACCGTTACGTGATTTAACAACTAATGTCCGTGATGACGTGTTACTTGACATAACGATAGAACGGTTTAACACGGTGATTACAGATGGTGCTTCTGACCTACGGAATGTAAAGTCAGTGTACTCTGAGTTAAACGCTTTCTACCTGCTCTCCTTACCTTCTCTCAAAAAGGTATATTGTCTAGATATGCGTAAGCCCTTAGACACAGGAGCTGCCCGTGTTACTACTTGGACAGAGTACGAGGCAAAGGCGCTTACCCGCACTCGTGGTCGTGAGTTGTTAATTGGTAAGCCTGACGGTATTGGTGTTTATGACACATACCAAGACAACGGTGCAGCGTACCAGCTTAAATACTCCTCGCACTATTTGGACTTAGGGCTACCTACTGCCAATAAAATGCTCAAGCAGATTAACGCTACCGTTATCGGAGGTACTAACCAAACGTTTGTCATTAAGACTAGCTTTGATTATACTGGCGCTATTCGTTCTTTCCCCTTCACCATTATAACTGGAGAGGTTTTTGAGTATGGGATTGCTGAGTATAACATCTCTGAATACACATTTGGTGTTGTTCTTGAGGCAGTTAAAAGCAATGCTGGTGGTAGTGGAAACGTAATTCAAATCGGCTTTGAGGCTGAGGTAAATGGTAATGAGTTGTCAGTACAAAAGATTGACATGTTTGCTAAAACAGGAAGGATAAGTTAATGTCAAATTATTTAAAGGTTACAAACTTTGCCGTTAAGGATGGTTTAACCACAGGAGATCCAAACAAGATTGTTAAAGGCCGG